CTTTAACAACTCCCATAGGACCAGCGTTAGCTGTAATAGGTTTACCGTTTTTAAGTATATTTGCTTTATTAGCGCCTGTTGATCCATCTACACTTATAGAATCAATATACTTTTGCTCTTGTTCGCTAAAAGTGTCTCTAAAGCTAGTTGATTGGCCTTGTGGAGCTTGTGTTTCTACTGTCGCGCTTGATTCTGTTTCTGCTGTTGCTGTAAGTTGTGTTGGCGCATCAGTTTTACTAGCGCTACCAGTAATGACTTCGTCTAACTCGTTAGAGTTTCTAGCTTTATCTTCAGATTTATCAGCCTCTATTTTGGCTAGTTCTTTAGCTTTTTCAACTTTTTTCTTTAAATCTTTTTGCTCTTTAGTTTTTCTAAACGTAGGGAGCTTAATGTACTTGTCGTACTCTTCTTGCGTAACTCCAACTAGTGTTATTATTCTATCACCGCCAAAAAAATTATTATCAAAAATCTGAACGTTGCTTTTTGTGTCGCTCTTTGGCACTTTGTCTTTAGTGCTTGTTTCTTGCTTAGGAGTTGTATCATCAACTATTTCTTCACCTGAAGCTGGTGGAGGAGCTAATACAGTTCCTTCTCCAGCGGTTGCACCTGTTGTTGTTTTTGTTGTTTCAGCAGGCTTACCTGTTAACTCACTAACGTCTACACCTATCATAGCAGCCATCTGCTCAGGAGTATACGTAATGACAGGGTCACTAGCGCTATCACCTCTTCTTATTGCTTGTTGTTCCTGGTCTAGCAAATCGTAGTTACCCTCTTTATTTAGTTGTACGCGCAAATATTCGTCCGACTGATCGCCTGTTAAACTACGTAAATTAACTGGAGTTCCTTGTAGCTTTAAGCTATTTAGATTTTTAGTTATACTTTCTTCGTCGCCGTCAAGCTTTGACGATGTATACTCTTCCAAGCCATCGCCATAACGCATGTTAGCAGTGCTTTTGTAGAAATCGAACATTTGATTCATAGTCTTCTCACTTTTACTAGGTGGAAGACCGTCCCATTTTATGCTATTGTTGTCTTTACCATCGTCTTCGATGTCTAACGTATTAATATAGTTTTTAAAAGCTGTTTCACCAGTGTTGTCTCCGCTAAGACCTAGATAAAACATATCGTCGGCATCTTTAGGATTTTGTTTTAAACCAGCTAATGTATTGTTAATCTGCGAGTCAAAAGAAGCTTTGTTCATGTTACTCTTACCAGCGTTAACCGCTTCCACTTCAATTACGTTAAATATTTGATCTCCATAACTAGCATTTCTAGTGTGACTTCTTTGATAGTCTTTAGCTAATACAGCTTCTCCAAAGCCATCGTTCAATACAGCATTACCTAGCTCATCAAACTGAATCTGCTCAGGGTTAAAGCCAGTTATAAGGTTATTAGCTCTTCTAGGATCGCCTACGTAACCTCTAGTATAGTTGTTTTCTATTTCAAACGCTCTATCTTGCTGAAGCTTAACTAAACCGTTATAAGCGTTCATCATTTTAGTTTTAGCTCCTTCGGTTATCTCAACGCCTCTTTTGTATTCCGCTGAATTAGTATTGTTAGCATGCTTAGACAGTAACTCAACACCTTCAAGGTACTCTGACTTATAGTCTTTTAGTTGGTTAGTTAACTTAGGCTGCATTTCAGGCGGAACAAGCTCTACCTGAAAGTTGTCAGGTAAGTTTTCCATAAATAAGTTTTTAGCATCATCAGTGACTTTTATCTGTCGCGCAATCTCAGTTACTACAGGAGTTGCTATCTCAGAAAATCCTAGTGTAGGATCGTCAGCTTTAGCTTTAGCTTTTTCCATTGCTAAAGTTGACTGTACAAACCCAGAATAGTCTGATGGTCTAAATGATGTTAGTGGATCTTGTTTCTTTGCCATTTATCGATTATTTTTAGGAGCGACTGCGCCAATATAGTCGTAGTTGCTATAGTCGTTAGCCTTGTAAGGCTCTATTACTTCGAAATCTCCTACTGGTTTTTGTAGTTGATCAACCTTGTAGCCTAAGTTATCAAACATACCAGCGCCATAAGCTTGAAGCCCAGCTGAAGCAATATTACCAATACCACCCATCATTTGTTGTTGACCAGCAGCCATTCTTTCAGACGCTAAACCTGCTCTGCCAGCTTCTAAGCTATACAAGTTCATGTTTCTTTGCATTTCTTGCTCAGCCACAGCTTGTTCGCCACGCCGTTGTAGTTCTTGAATTCTTGAAGTCTCAGCTAGCCTTGCTCTTTGTATAGCTTGCTCTTGTTGAGCAATACCAGCAGATGTTGCTTGCGCTTGAATAGCACCTTGTCTAGCCATTGATTGAGCTAAAGCTGCGACGCCAGCACCACCAGCTGCTCCACGTAGACCCTGCATAACATCAGCTTGTTGTTGAGCTAATTGCTGTCGTTGAAATTCAGCTGCCTGAGTATTAACGCGCATGTCTTCGTATACGTTTTCCATATTTTCGTATGGATTCTTGTATTCAAAGTCTTTGTATGATTGTAGGTAAGGTGCCGCGGCAGCTTCTGCAGCTCTTCTGTCTCTAGTAGCTTGTCTCTTGGCTTTTCTTCCACCGAAGTAGTTTACTAAACCACCAACAGCTGCGATACCTATCTGAGCTGTTATAGGATCAAGCTTCATCGGAGATGAGCCTACATATTTTTTTGGAGTCTTCTTCATATTATATTGTTATTTTATAATCACACTCTGAGGTGCTTATTTACTGCTTTCTATAGTGTCTAAGCCCATACTAAATAGTTCTGCAGGCTCAGTAGAATTATTAACGAACTTAACTTCAGCGTAGTAACCTATTATAGAGGATAAGTTAACAGAGTTATCTTTGCTGAATAAAATAAAGTCGTTAGTAGTGTCAGGCAAAGTAATGTTATCAGCACAGTTAACTACTACTGCAGTTGACGTTACACTTGTGCAATCTCCCATTTTTATTAAATCGTCTAAATTGGGACTAGTATTGAAACCTCCAACAACTGAAGGATTACAGTAATACACAATGTCACCTACTTGTAGAGATGTGTTTACTTGACTTGCGAAATTTAAAGTTATAGATGGCATTAGTTAGCTAGAGATTTTAATGTTATTGTATCATTTGGAGTTGACGATGTATTATCAGAGTGGAATACACCTATTATTATAGATTTGTCACTACCAGAAGTGTTAGCTTGAACATCAAACTCAAGCTCTCCACTACCAAGATTTCCTCCGCCATCAGCGTCCCAAGTTCTATTGCTGACCCAAGTTACGTCTGTAGTGGTTAAAAAGTCTAAATCATAAGCAGATGAAGAAGTGTTAAACACTTTGAATAAAGTCGTAGGTTGAGTCCCACCTATAACGTAGTCATTGTGAGATACTGGTATTACAAAGTCCGTAGATCCCGCTTGAGGAATAGTTACTGTAGAGTTAACTGCTGTAGTAGGATTAAACTCAGCATAAGGTATTGCTGATTGATTTACTGCAATTAAGTCACTTGGAGAAGATCCAGGAAGCAAGTTGTACGGATGGTAGACGTTAAACGTCATAGATCTAGGCTCTAAAGACACGTTGTTGCTGATAGCGTAATCTACAGTGTGAGTGTAAGATTGTCCAGATACAGCTATTAAATTACTTACTTCAGCCCAAGTTACCTCTTCGTCATTAGTGTCAACTATAGTTACTAGAGGAGCTAAGTCATTTGTTACAGCTTGACTAGTTATTTGCAGCGTACCAGAAGCTCCAGAGTTAGCAATGTCTAAAAAGTCTACGTTAAACACTGAGGTATTCGTTCCAGCAACATAAGACTTTTGAGTTATAGCTATAGTATCTGTTGTAGATGTATCTGAGTGTGTTAAAGTTACAGTGGCTACTATATCGCTACCCGTCTCATTAACTGCAAATCTATAATTAGCAACAAATATGTTTTCTATATCAGTAGTAACAACGTTGTCAATTATAAAAGTTGCTTGATTATCAGCAATATTAGACAATGTTATAGCACTACCGTTAGTTTGTAGCTTCAGTTGACCTTGCTTGTAGTAAGTACCTCCAATATTGATTACTGGAAACTCTTGAACACTAGGTGTTATAGTTAGACTAGTCGCACCGTCCATAGTAGTAACATCGATATAAGAAGCCGCTGTCTGATGAACTACTATAGTATCGTTAGGCGTTCCTGAAGGATAGCCAGGGTTTTGATTTCCAAATAATTTTATAGTTGCGTTTCTAGCACTACCACTGTTAGCGGCCAAGTCAATCTTTAAGTGATTTGTGCCAACTTCTGAAATATCAAAGTTAGTATCATCTGAAGATGTAGCTTGAAAACCGTGGTGACCTATGTTGGTATTAAACAGTACTATCACTGATTGAGCAGTATTGTCAAATACTACATTACTTTGCAAGAAGCTAGCGTAGCCTTTTATTGGCTGCCAAGTAGGAGTGCCAAATGTAGTTGAGTAATTGTCTTCTAGCGATATATCTTCAGCAGGATTGTATTGATAGACTACGGTTTTACTTTTGATCAAATCGTTAACATCTCTTTCAACAACTTCGCTAACTATAGACAAAACGCCTTGAGCTAGTGAATTTATAGTCACAGTAGGACCTTGGCCAAAATAGTAGAAGTTTTGTATAGCCGTTAACTTGACGCTAAATAAGTTTACAGCTACGTTTTGCACTGTAGATCCAGAAACTGTAACTTTATATTGGCTTGCAGAGTCTTCAGTAACGGTAAAAGAAGCTCCACTATCAATGTAAGATTGGTTGTTAGTTGAGGAATCTAAAATCAAAGAAGATATTACTACATCTTCCTTAGAGCTTGTTCTATCAATAACTAATGGTATCTCATAAGAGTAAGTGTTAGCTGACGAAGTGTAAGTAGCCATATCCAGAGATATTGTTATATCGCTAGTTAGCGTTATAGCTTTCCATGTTATCGTGGCTAGAATAGTATTAGATGGAGTACCAGCAACTCCTTGATCTGTAAAGTTTATAGAACTATAATGCGTAGCGTCTCCAAAGTTAGTAAAATCTTCTGCTTTTAAAGAAAATCCAGCATCAGGCTCTATAACAAACGTGTTGGTAGTTGCGTTAGTTTTACTAGTTATATTGTACTCATTGTAGCCTAAGGAAGACCAATTGACATTGTTAAGTATACTAACAGAAAGCTTATGACCAAAGCCAGAAGTAGTACCGCTAATGCTACTTGCTACGCCAATACCTTGTACAGACAGCTCATGCGTATCTATATTGCCACTAGCTACCCCGTTGTCTATAGCGTTAGAAAAAGTAGTTGCTTCGCCAAGAATATTGTTAAACCATTTACCTTCTTTTTCAATAAACTCAGCTACACTTCCATTCTGCTGATCTGTAATTATAGATTCTACATACCAACCACTCTTAGCTAGCAGATTGTTGTAACTACCATCTTGAGTGTTTTGATCTACTTTAGATTGAGTTCCTTCGTAGCTTATAGTGCTAAAGCTTTTTACAGAGCTAGCAAAGTCATTCACCACTGGCGTTATAGAAGAGTTGTAGTGGTCATTGTAAAAAGTATTTCTATTAGAGTTATCAGAGTGATGTCTCCATATTTTACCGTTTTTAAAAGTGTAATAATTATCGTCTAAGGTTACACCTTGTTCTTTTATGAAAGACTTAAAACTACTCCAACCTTTAACGTCTTCGCTATAGCTTAACGTGTATACGTTTTTCTTGTAACCTGGTTTTGTTAGCTCGTGCAACGTTAAGTTATACTCATCTTTGCTCGAGTCAAAGCTACCTACTAAAGCCTGAGAGTACTGTAGCCTATCTCCAAACCAGTCGCCTAGGCCATAACCAGATATTTCTGTAATACCATCAGCAGATAATCTTAGCACTGCTCCTCTACTTTTGTCAGTAAAGTAGATTCTATATTCGTCAACAGCAAAAGACTCTGGATTCTTAGATATGCCGAAGTCAGCTTTAAATGGATTTGCTCTACCTAAAACTTTATTTGAAGATAACAGTTGAGAGTTACCGCCGGCGTTGAATAGTTCATCTTTATTTGCAAATATTTGTAAAACTTTATTTTCACAAAACGTTATCACATCGTTATTCCTAGTAAACATTTTTTGAATACTACCATAGTCAGGGCTGAGCTGTTTCACTATGTCATCTGCTATAATGAATTGATTGAAACCGTTTATTCCGCCTTTCTCGTTGTATATTTGAGAGAATATTATATCGCTGCTTTTAAACTCTCTTTTGTAATCTTCGAACACCGTAGAAGCGTTAAATCCACTTTGCTTTCCACTAGCCGCATAAGTAAAAACAGAGTTGCTATTATAGTCGTCTTTAATTCTATCTGACTCAACACCATTTCCAAACGCTACGCAATTATACCAAGGTAAAGATATAGGGCAAGATACATCTGGAAAATCTGTAGTTGGATGTGTTATAGGTATTATTTTAAAATACTTGCTACCATTACCTCCGTACGCTAATTGCCCAGTCACGTAGCTACCATCTTTATTTATAAACTTAAGCAGAACTTTAACTTCTGAAAAGTCTTCGTTAGCATTGTATAAGTTTAAGTCTTCGTTAATTGAATACCTTGTTTTTATAGAGCAGAAAGAAGTAAATGATGGCTGCCCGTATATCTGCTTTTTAGAGAAAGTGCTAGCCCCACCAACGCTCGTAACTACTTTGTTTGTAGAGTTGCCAAAAACACTAGTTATAGTGTTAACTTGAGACTGAGTGCCACCTACTATAGAGTGCAGCTTTATATCCATGCCTGGAATTATATACTCACTAGCGTTGCTCTTATCTAACTTAATAGGGTAAGCTTTTCCAACTTCGTAGTATAAATCTAAGTCTATATTGTTCTTTGGTTGAGTTTCTACAACCGGATTGTTAGATCCGCTAGTTATTTCAGTGTCTCCAAAAGAAGCCGTGTAGTATATGTCTTGAGCTATTTTTACAAAAAACTTTCCAGTAACGTCTGATTCGTTTGCAATTATTGGAGTAGCGTTAGTAGATCCATCTGTTGGCACGCCTTCACTTATGTCTAATATTTTCCATTTTTGAAGTGGCTGATTAGATATGTTTGAGTTTTTATTCTTTTTAGCTATCAAAAAATCACCAACGCTAACTTTATTTATATCATCTGAATTAAAAGCTAACCACCAATGAAGCCCATCATTATTGTTAAAAGTTTCAGTAACCAGCAAGTTGTAAAAAACATCTGTAGTTTCTTTTATGAAAAACTTATAAGATTCAGCCCAATATGGAGCTTCATGCCTTATCGTTGTTTCTATCTTATTAGCTTTCTCAGAATTAGACTTTGGATTGAATAAAGACGTACCTTTGTCAATCATGACAGTTGATTGTCTACCAAAACCATCTCTATAAACCACTCCAACTTGGTAGTTTCGTATAGACTTGACAGACTCTACTCCATTATAAGAATATATAGTGTTAGTTACAGTTGGAGCATGAGTGCATTTAAAAGCTCCGTATTTAACGTCTGCAGTATGCTTGTTATAGTGCCAAGATCCGCTTGTAAAAATTGAATTACTATTAGCTACCGTAAAAGAACTTGGAATAATAGAATCGTTACTAGCGTCTTGAGCATTTATGTAAGCTACAACTTTATCTCCAGCTGATAGATAAACCTCTTCTTGCTCTAAAGACAATCTTTGACGAGGCCAAGCAGGAGAAGGGTCTGTAGCTGTGTCAGGGCTGATCCACCAGGTAGTGTTGTTGCTAGAGGTAGCGTGCGGATTTCCTTCACCGTTTAAACTAGCGCCATCAAATTGAGCAGGTTTTTCATCTTGTCGAGATATAGTTCCAGATGTTATAACAGAGCCTAGCGAATTACCGTTGAAAGATCTTAATTCTATTTTAGCGCTTGGAAAAACCCACATGTATTTAGTTCCACTAGCGGTAGCCTGTATTGCATTAACGGCTTTCCACCAAGCTGAAGCCTCGAAATAGTAATAACCATCAACCGGGGCTGTAAACGAATAATTAGTATTATCATATACACTAGAGGGATCTGAAATCTCTTGGTCGAAAGGTATTATAGATTTTGAATTAAGACCATTCTCCCACGTTCCGTCAGTATTAGCTGAATAAGTTGCTGTTTGATGAGCTTCAAAAGTACTGTCAGATTCAAAAGTCGTAAGCGGTTGATTGTCTGAATTTACTATGTTACTCTCGATGTTTGGTACTATTTTAGATCCGCCTTCTATACTTGTTAAGTCGTAGTTTTCAGTATAATTTCCGTACATCAATCTAGACTCTGTAATTTCTTGAGCAACAGCAGAAGTAGGGACAAGATCTTGAGTTCTGAGAAGTTGATTAGAAGGTATTGAGCTTCCAAAAATATCTTCTTTTATAGTTATAGATCCTCTGTTAGGATAATTACCCGAAACATTCCACTCTTCTTCGTTTATGTTAAAAGACCTTATTGTATAAACATTAGGAGAGTTAGTCTCTCTATACATCAACTCAACTTCTACAACGTCTTTAGGTATACTTTGTGGTATGAAATCTTTAACATTAACGATCTTCACTTTGTTTTCCATACCATAGTTAACGCCTTGCTCTGGATTGTAAGCATAAGCGCCAGGCACAAACAAGGGTTTAGAGTAAGGAGATATTACCGAATACTCATTGTCTTGATACTTGTATCTATACGCAAAAGAAACGAATTTATCAGGGTATAGTAATTCTTTTTCTTGAAAAGCTGCAGTCCAAACTTCAGGTGCAGTATTAGCACTGTAGCTGCTAGGTATATTAACTACCTTTACAGATACACCATTAACCACGTTTGTGTTTATACCTTGATAACTGAAAGTGGCTACCGACGAAGAAGTTAGACCTGTTAATGTTATAGTGTCTCCAAGACTCCATCCTAGTTGATCAACGTCCACCGCAGGTCTAACGTTAATAATATCACCTACAGCGTACACCGTTAAAGCATCTGGAGATAATCTAAATTGCTGACCATCAAGATTTGTTACGTTAGAAACAGAAACTCCTTGGGTGTTACTAGTTAATCCAGTCACGCTAGGAGGTGACATAGGAGCTGGCTTTATAACTGTTATATGACTTTCTTGGTGGTGAAACTTGTTTCTTGTCACACCGTCTTTCGATATTATTAGTCTAGTGTGGTGATACTTTGCTTTAGCGGTTGTTTTTCCTCCACCCGCTATTCCTTGCGTGATATTTATTTTCTTAGGCTCAGTTCTACCATCAGTAAAGTACAGTAGATCATCTATAATATTTATAGCTGTTATTAAGTTATTGTTAGGCGTGTTTTGAGGATCAGTTCCGTTAGCTAAACTACCGTCTGACTTAATATTATTATCCTCTATTTCTTTTGTTCCAGCAATGAAATTTAACGATCTTTTAGCAGTGAACCTTAGCGTAACACCATCGTTTATCATGTTTGAATCAAATATAGCGCTATAACCTATTGCGTTGCCAATAACTGGCGTTATTTCTACGACACCAGTAGTAGTGTTAGTATAAGTAGGCCATTGAGCCTTAACAACTCTAACGTCATTATCTCCCCATAGATCAACTCCGTTAACATCGATGGCTTGAACTCTCATGCCTTCTCGCAAGTACAACGGCATATCGGCCGGAAGATTCGTTATCGTTTGCCCAGTGAAAGCCGCAGGGACAAGTCTAGCTTCATAAACATCACATAGCACTGAATTAGTCGTGCCGGTCTCTAAAGTCTCGCTAGGTGTGAACTCTGTTATCATATCAGACTTATAGCCTGTGTATCTAGGCTTATTGAAATCTGCGTAGTCTGTGTAACTTGTATCTGCAACCAAATCTGAAGCTAAACGGATAAAGTTGTATATTTTCCCAGTTTCGCTATGAACGTAAGACCCTACTGCTTCAGCACTAGTAGATATAGATGTAGACGACAAAGAAGTCTCAGCCAAGTAATTACCTTTAGTGTTTTGAACTGAACCAACATCAGAGCCTTCTGAGGTAGATATTTCTACATTTAAAGCATCTCTATACTCACCTGCTGGAACCAACCTTTCATCAAGGTCTTTATTCATTTTACCTTTTAGAAAATTTCTCTTTAACTCCGGCATGTATATTAGTGTTTAATTTGTTTCGATTTACCTCGTAGTATTTGTGTGATTTCTTCTAACTTAACATTAGAAAGCCTTAGTTTAGCTTGACGTTTCGCTGCTCTAGCATCTTTCTGGAACCTTCTTACTACGTACTCTTGTATGTTGGCTCTAGTAGAAAGTATAGCGTAAGCTATTTGTTTGTACATAGCTTCTTCTGCAAATTTATGTACCTGCATTTCCGCGTCAGTACCAAGACTATCACTTATGTATTTTAGTATCACAGTTGCGCCAGCAATGTTAGAACTAAAATGTATATTTCCTTTCAACTCGTCAACATAAAAAGAACCATTAGTCTGAGCGAACGATGGATCTAGTCCATAACGTTTACCTTCGTTAAGGTTGTAGATATTGTCATCGTAGTCGTAATCAAAGTTACTGTTCTCAGCTGGATTTTCAGTTTTGTAGTTATCAGACGTTTTAGACGTAGCGTTGTACTCTAACGCGTTAGCATCAAACTGATAATCTCCAGCAGCGTTTTGCTTAATAGAGCTAGGGTTACTAGTTTTAGACTGAGGATATATTATATGTTCGATACCAGCATTGTCAGACCAAGTTAACTTAACATAGTTGACGTAATCTCTAGGTAAAGGCATTGAAAGCGTTGCTGGCATTACTATCTCTTGAGATTTTACAGATTTTAAAGTGTCAAAAGATAATTCTGCTAAAGCTCTCTGAGCGTGAAATGCTACATCAGTTCTTTTTACTTTAGATATAAGATTATCTTCGCCGACGTAAGCTATGATAAATTGACTGATAATATCGTCTAAAGATATAAACTGGTAATTGCCTAAGTCACTACCAGTGTAATATGCTTGATCTGTTCCGCTAAGTAGCCCCATTTATCTATGATTTTTCTTGTTGATTTTTTTTATCTTCCTCTGCGTTAGCTATATTGACTAAGTTAGGCTTTTCCATCATTATACCAGCTAATTCTAGTATCTCGTTAACTAACGATGTTTCTTCTGAAGGGTGCAACTCAAAATCTGTTGATGTTGAGCTATTATACAAAGCCTGACCTACAATAACATTATAACCCCAAACAGCGTTCGCTGGCTTCTTAATATAGTTTATAGCTACACTGCTAGTTATAGCTGTAGAAGCAGATTTAGTCAACGCTGAATAACACACTACTCCAGTTGAGTTTTGAACGTACACGGGTTTAGTACCTGATATTATAGGTAATTTAGAAAGTCTATACTGGAAGACTTCTTTTTTTGTAATTCTTTGTAATGGATAAATATTGCTACTAGCATCTGTATAATATAGATCTATTATTTTGTAAAGATCTGCAGGTAAAGTTGTTCCAGAGCCCACCGAAGTTCCATGAACCTCAAACTCAGCTATCTTCTCCGCTAGCATACTTAGCATATCACCTATTCCAGTATCGTTACCTGGAACCCTGCTAAATTGATTGACATCGTAAAAATACTGCTCAAATATTTTCATCTGAGCTTGGTTAGCAAATAAGTTGAACTCTTGAGGCGTTATGTAACCTCTCTGCTCTTTATTGGCAATAGCCAATACTCTTTGATATACTGTATTTACGTTTACTGCCATTATGTTTTATTTATTATGAAAGCTAAGCCACCACTCGGGCGACCTAGCTATCATAAATAATCACTTATTTTAATCGCTTTTCAATGCTGGTAAAGACTTCCATGCCTTCATCAGTCTTGAACCACATAGCGAGTGCTGAATATGGATGTTCGTCAAAAGGAACAGTCATAAGCTTTCTATCATTAGAAGCCCACTTAAATGTCCTGTTGTCTTGAGATAATTTTATTATCCCCATTTCAGTTGCTCTAATACCAATATTCCTAAGATGTACGTTATCGTCATCAGCTAATTCTAAGAACATACTTGGATTTCTTTTAGCAAATAGTAGCAAGTCTCTTTTAAGCTCCTTAGAACTCATCGTAGATACTTTAGATCCTAGTTCTACACGCATAACTGCTTCAGCCATATCAATATCCATTTGCTGAGCTATCATTAAAGCATCTATTTCTAATTCTAATATAGATACTTCGTCAACAGCTTCTTTTACAGCGTCAAATTCTTCAAACTTCTTGTTTAAATCAGGGTGATATAAAGACATTAGTTTCTGTAAGGTTTGCTGTTCTTTTTTAACAACTAAAACGCCGTCTTCAAAAACAATATGCTCCATCCTTGCTTGAGAACCCTCTGGAAACTCATCAACAAATGGTGTTTTTTGATTTCTAGTATGCTTCAACTCTCTTTCGTAGCCTTTCTCTTCGTCAAACCAAAATATGCCAGAACTTTTGATGGCGTAGCTTAAAGGTGAAAGACCATGCTTTAATGTATACACTCTGTCTTTAATTTCCCAAGCATCTTTCTTAGGTTTTGGTTTTTCAATAACAACTTGAGTAATCTCGTTAGTTGCTTTTACTTCAGGCGCTTCCACCTGTGCTTTTTTTGTTTGTTTTTTTGCCATAATAATATATAATAATAGTTAATAAAAAAAAAGATCGAGGACCGAAGTCCCCGACCTTATTAATAATAGTAATTAGTCAGTTAATAACATGAAGTTATTAGCTCCTTGAGTAACTAAACATCTTTCAGATAAGTAGTTTACCTCCATAGCATCTAAGTCAGATGATACAGCGCCTACAGATCCTGTAACCCATGTTTTCATTTTACGAGACTCAGTTTGAGAAGCACGGTAACGTACGTGTAAGAACGGACGCTTTAAGTTTTTCCCTAACATTTGATCGTATACTGAAGATACACCAGCTGGTACAAATACCCCTCTAATGTCTTCTCCTAGTAAAGCACCACGAGTTTGCGCATCGTTTAGGTATTTCCAGTCAGACTTATAGAAGTCGTAAGAACCTCTTCTAAATCCAGAGAAACCTAAGTTTAACGCCATATCCTCAGAGTTGTTGAATACACCGTAAGATGTTCCACCAGTTCCGTAAGAATTCATAGAAGCTAACATGTCATCTATAGCTAAAGATACATTTCTGTTCACGAACATCATGTTTTCTTCGATAGCACCTTGAGCATCAAACTTCTTAAGAATAAAGTCGAAAGACTCTAAGTCGTCAGAAACACTTGAACCTGCAATACCTGCTGTAAAGTGACCTCTGTTTTTAACAGCTGCGAATAAACCTTCAGTACCTGCTGGAGCAGTTGAACTGTTAGAGTTTAATTCACCTTCAATCATCGCCATTTCACAGTAGTCAGTGAAACGAGACATTGTGTCACCTGAAGCTTTCAAGTACCATAAGTAACCGTTTTGTCCGTCTTCGCCAGATACTTCGATCCAACCAATTGCAGATGCATCAGAACCTGATACTTCGTACTTATCTTTGATGATAATTGGTTTGTTCTCGAAAGACTTAAAGCCAGGCTCTAAACCTTCTAGTCTACCAGTAACACCTTTAGCGTACTCAGAACCGTATACAAATACTGTAGCTGTATCAGCGTCAGCAAATAAAGATCCAGTTGCTAATGTAGCTTGAGTGTAAGGTAATACATTGAAAGTAGTCGTTGATGGAACAGCCGATACATAACCTTTGATCGTGTCTCCGTCACCAGTACCTGAAATACCGTGAAGAACTACAGTGTCACCTACTCTTACAGAGTGAGCTGCAGTCGTAGTACAAAGACCAGCTGATGCCGTAGTAATAGTAACAGATTCTTTAATGTGTAAACGACCTTGCTCAGACCAAAGTACTTGATCAGAAGACATCGCTTCTTCAGCTCCTACTTGCGCTAAAAATCCTGAGATAGTTCTGTTTCCAAAAACCTCAGCTTCTTGCTCCATAAGATCTGGTAAATATTGTTGAGCCCAGCCTGAATCTCTTAAATCAACATACGCTGATGAGACTGTCTGTTTGCCCGGTGCTGGTACGCTATTTAAACCGCTACCAGCTGTTGGATTTACTCCTGCCATAATTTCTAAATTTTAAGTTAAATTACTTTCGTTTCATTTTAATTTTCAAAGAATTTGAAGAATCACCACTTAGCACTTTAAACTTCGTTCCGCCAACCTTTACTTCACCATGACTTTGTCTTGGGTCCATATTAACGTTTTTACTTTTTGCAACACTATCCTTGATAGCATCTGATCGGCCTTGATCGTAAAAGTGCTTAGCAACAGCGTCTGCGTTCATTGCTGTAAATAGAGATTTGTGATAACCCTTAGCGTCTGACATCGTATTATCTTCTGCCAAAAACTTTTTGACGAAGTTGTTAATGTCGCTCTGAGTATTCTTAACCTCATCAGCATTACCTACGTTAAATCTATACCTCTTATCGCCGACGTTGTATTCAAAACTTTTAAACTTGTCGTTAAAAACCTGATCGGTCTTTTGTAAGAAAGTAGATTTAGCTTTTTCAGCTGTCTTGTTATTCTGCTCGCTTTCTTCGTTATATCGATTAAAGAAGTCCATAGCCTTTTTCGCCTCTGGCGGAAGGTTTGAACCAGCCTTAATCTCATCATAATATTTAGACTTTTGCCCGTCTAAGTAGGCCTTTGCGCTGGCAACTTGCTCTTTAAGCGCTAGTTTTTTTCTCTTAATATCTTTTTCATCATCTAAATCTTCATCGAAGTTAAATTGATCTTCTATTAAGAAATCTATTTCATCAGCCGATAAATGCGGCTTAGTCTTTTTATAATACTCTTCTAATGCCGTTAGGTTATCAACATCAGAGTAATCTTTATTTAAGTTGACGTAGTCCTCTAGTGTGCCACCAGTTTCTTCCATAAAGTCTACGACTTTTTGAATATTCTCTGGCAATGGCTTGCCCGTAGCTTCCGCCTCAGCTATAGAGTCTTCTAAATCAACTTGATTTTCAGCTACAGCCTCTTCTGTAACCTCTTCTTCAGTTATCTCTTCTAAGGCTGGAGTTTCTTGTGCTTCTGCTTCCGCCTGTACTTCTTCTTGTTTCTCAACGGCGTCGGTACTTTCATCGCTTCCAGCCACTCTTGCCTCGTCAGCTCCGTCATCTTTAACTGGTTCTTCATTGGTTTCGGTTTCAACCACAGGAGGCTTGCTAAAGTCAACTTTAGTTACGCTCTCCTCCTTATTTTGTGGTGTTAAATTCTTCATGTCTATTTTGACAGTGTTGTCGTCGTTTTTGTTTTCTTCCATAATATAAAATATAAATTAGTGATTAGGTTAAAATCCGCCTAAATCAAATCCACCAAGTAGATCATTACCTGATGACTCGAACTTTTTAGGTGAACTACCTGTCTTTCTTTGATCTATAAGCTCGCTTTGCTGTGAAGCTTGTATTTTCGTTCTTTCGTCTTTTCTATCTTCTTTTTCTTTTTCTCTAGACTTCATACCCGCAACTTCAGCTTGTTTAAGCTGCATGTTCATTTGGAACTCCATCTGCATTAACTGCTTTTTAAGCTCGGCTTCTTGCTGCATTTTCTGCATATCTATCTGAGCCTTCATCTGTTCCATTTGCATGTCCATTTGGCTAATAGCTTGATTTTTTTGAACATCTGACTGCGCTGCGGCTTGAGCGGCTTGAGCATTAGACTGAGCCTGCATTTGAATATTCTCTTGTTGCATCTGTCTATCTCTCTCTTGCTTTTCTTTTCTACGTATCTTTAATAGTTGATTAGCTAATTTAATGTTCTTAATCTCTCTTAAGTCTATAGCGTCTTCAAGATCAATGTTCTGTTGAGCTAAAGCTACTTGTATATTATTCTCGAGCATCTGCTTCTCCTCTTCGTCAGGAGCAAGTTCTAAGAATATACCAAAGTCATACAGGTGTAGCTGAGACATTTCTTCAAGTGTAGCCACGTTGTGAGCGCCAATAGCTTGTATGAAAGCATCTTTTGTTGGTGAGTACTCTATAATATCAGAGATTCTAAGCGATAAGGCTTCAGCTACTTCAGACGTTAAGAATAACCCAGCTTGAAGTATGTGTCTAGTTGCCGTGTTTGAATTAGCAGCGGCTAACTTTTGAACACCTACTAAAGCATTTTTATCTGGCGTACTACCATCTCTAGCTTCATTTAGTCCTGTTGTGTCACGAATCATTTGAAGGTAATAGTTGTATGTACCAATTAAGCTCTGCATTTTAGCACCACCACTACCAGATGATATTTCTTGAATAGGTACTCGACCTGGATTCATATCACCATCAGCAGTCATTGATCTACCAATAACAGAACCTGTTTGGAAGAACATGTTTAAAGCTTCTTGTGGATTATAGTTTGTTCCATTACCTAAATCTATTTCAGCTAAACCATCAGCATCTAAATAAACTCCATCAGGCACAAGCCTTGACATTACCTGTTGTAGCTTTAAATGTGTCAACTGAATCATATCAGCAAACCCTGTAATACGACTAACTAATGATTCTATCTTGCCATTGTACATTCTAGGCGCTACAATAGAATAATTCATCTTAACCTTAGTATAATCACTTTTAGGTCGCATCATGTTCTTAGACATCTCCCATTTAAGTAATTTTTCTGTACCTAGTATTTTAGCTCCTTCGTATAATACTTCCACAGACTTGCTAACCTTGCTGAAATTCGCCTCCATATCTTCAGGAGGATTAAATGTGTCATCTTTCTCTATAGCTCTCTCAGCACCACTACCTGTTTCTTTAACCTTGTATACTTCGTTCATATACGTTTTATAGTTAAAGTATAATACAGACACTTGGTTGTTATCAGTGTACCTGCTATTACCAGACATTCTAGTATTATATCTACCGTCGTCTCTAGCGCTATTTTTATTTATCTCTTCTAAATCTTCTTGAGTTAAGTGTGGAAACTGCTTAGTCAGCTCGTTAATAGGTATGGTTTTTACTTCACCTACATAATATACATCTTCAAAGTATGGTGAGTCAGTGTAAGAGTATACTAAGTTCTCTGGGTCTACATAGTCTATAACAACACCTTCAGATGAGTTGAAAGAAGTTTTCACAGCACCAATACCTATAGTGACTAAATCGTAGTTAAATCTTTTTTTCGTAAGCTCATATCTATTGCCTTCAAACAGTACGTTTATAGCCTGCTCTTCTGCTAGCTCAACAGACTGCTTGTAAGACATCTGCATGTGAAGTGCTAGTTCGTCTTCGTTTTGAGGCATTGTCTCTGGATCATTAGCGTATAGATTTATACCAAAAGCCTCTTCAGCAAAATTGTTTATTTCTTGAGTACGCATGTCATCTAGTATAGACTGCATATACTCTGTTCTTTTTTGAACGCCGAACGGATCTTGAGAATAAGCTTTAATATCGTAAGTTCTTTCAGATATACCATTAACTACTATATCCACAAACTTAGGTATGATAGGCACAGGCTTCCAGTCTAGATTTAAATAAGATAAGTCACCATTGATAGATAATTCATCTTTATATTTCTGTATAGACTGCTCACCTCTAGCGTATAGTCTTAAACTGTGAAAATTGTTTTGATTGTTGAGGTATCTATTATTGTAGCCGTCACTAAACCATTCGCTCTCGATAGCTTTAGCAACTTTCATGCCGTAGTCGTAGCTAACTTTTTCAATATCGCTAACTACTTGACTTGGGAAATAACTTTTTATAACTGAATCAGCCATGCTTAATTTTTAATTATTTGTGACGAAAAACCGTCGTTCGTATATCTAGCCATACTTATATTAACCTTATTGCTTTTCTTGTTAGCTACGGGTTTGTATAAATGCCTATTACAAGCCATTATAGCTAAACCAGAACTAATCGAAGCATCATGCTTTGTTCTTTTGTTTATGTCAAACTTAGCCCAGTCGTTCAGCGTCTCATTAAAGTACATCGTTCCGTAATCACCTTCTCGCCTTACTCCAACATGATCGTTAATGTACATTTCAATTGCCGCTGCATGAGCCTGCTTTATATCTTCACTAGAGTTCGGCATACCACCTATTTCCTTCTCAGTAGTAGATAGTTTGTTCCAAATCTTGTCTGGTCTATTCATACTAAACCCTCTGTAGCCTCTTCGCTTAAAGTAGTATAGTAATCTTGGTTTATTGTTCTCTGCTAATATTGGCATACCATAAAATATGCAAGCCATTAGTATATCCTCAAAGAATATTTCAGCGGTCTGTGGTCTAGCAACATACTCCAAGAAAAACGTATTAGCAGGAGCTGACTCCATACTAAACTTAGTCAGTCCATGAAGAGATCCGTTGGATCCTCGACCATCAACTGTGCCACTAATATCATAACTATCGCAACCAAAAGCTCCAACATGTTCGTTTCCTGGGTATTTAATTCCATTTTTAAGTATCACTCTATTTTGTAGATTTCTATCTGGAACCCAGCTTACTTTAAACCTACCGTTTGGGTCTGGAGTAAATAACACTTGAGTGTCTTTAACACCGTTAACCCATTGAAATGATCCTGTGGTTACAACAGAAGAGTTTCTGTGCCCTTCGTTATAATCTATTTGCTCATATATTTTAGATAAATTAAATAGACTATTTTTAGTTTCGTCTCTAAAAGCGTGTTCTGTAGTTCTTGGGAACTGACGATAAAATTCATTTAAAGCATCTTGATCGTCTTTTAATCCATCTACTTCATTATCCCAATGGTCAATGACACCTACGTCTATTAGTTCACCGTCTGGTCCATGAACATCTCGTCCTGGAGTAGTGAAGACAGGCTGTCCATACTCATCAATAAATCCTTCAAAGTTCCAT